ACACCGCAACTCGTTAGAATTGCAGTGTTTTGAACTGGTGTCCCGAAGAGGATTCGAACCTCCGACACCCGCTTTAGGAGTACAGCTGAATAATTAGGCATATCAACGGTTTCAGTATCCTATATCACAGCGTGTAACACGGTATCACATTAACGCTGCTGCCTGGTTAATAATTTCAAAATCAACATGTGTATATATATTGGCTGTCATTTGAATATCGGCATGTCCCATAAGGTACTGAGCCGTTCGGATATCTACACCTCGCTTTTGCAGATTTGTGCAAAATGTGTGTCGCAACGAATATGCAGAAATATCTGTAGCTAGTGGGAATGGTGGTAACAGTTGGTTTCTATATACTTTACATCCCATATCAATATTCATTAACCTACAGAGGTGAGCCCATGCTCGCCTTTTGTTATCTTTATTCAAAGCCTTCCCATATCTATTTTTACAGAGTAGCTCAAAAGGACTAGCTGAAGAGGGAATAAACTGCGCAAGTCCATCTACGATTGGAATGTATCTGTCGGCTGCCTTTGTCTTTGTTCCGCGTATATGTAAATATCTGATATTCTCACGCATTACTATATCTCTGAATTCAACCAATGAAGCTTCAGATGGTCGGCATCCAGCATAATACATTAATGCAAAATAAAGAGGTTCATAATGTTTACCTAGCACATTTAAAAAGTGCTGCTCTTCCGCAACTGTGAGTGATCGTCTAGGATTATAATATCCAGTTGGTTTTGCGAGGTGCTCCGTTGGGTCACTGTTGATAAATTTATTGATTTTCGCATACTTAAAAATAAAACGTAGCATTTGGTATGTATCATTTATAGTAGCTTTAGACTTATCAGCCTTAAGATTTAATACCTGCTGGCATACGATAGGTGACACATCCTTGAGAAGCATAGAGCCAATTTCATTAAGAACATATGACTGCATCTTTTGCAAATACTTTTCACGAGTGATAGAGCTTTGCCGTACCTTATATGTCTCAACACACTCAATCGCCCATGATGATACTGTTCGTTTTGCAGGATTAACCAATTCGTCATTCTCAAGAGCTTGACGTTTTAATACAAGCTTTTCAATCGCTTCTCGCTCATTCTTTCCATACACACAATACCGTTTACCATTATATGTGAATGACCTACGAATATAATCCATATCAGCCTCCCAAAATTAGGCACAAAAAGTGCCCTGCTTGTAATAACAAGGCATCGCTGATATACTTTTGTTGGAACTTTGTGTATCTAAAACGATGCCAATTTCTACAACCGTGCCTGTTGCAGCAGGTACGGTTGTTTTATTGTGAACTTAATTTATAGACTAAGACTAACATTTTCTATTGGTAAGAATTGAGCTAAATAGTCCTCGTCATCAGGATATTTTTCTAAATGTATTTCAGCAAACAATTCTATTCCTTGTGAAAGGGTTCTAGAAATATTATAATTGTCAAAAATCTTTAATGCAGTAAATAAAGGAATCAATCCATGCTTACCTTTATCGTTACGATAATCAGCTTCTGATATATTCAATTCTGAATGAAGTAATTTGTTGTATCGAAAGGAAGCTTTTCCGCAATGATTGTATGTACGACCGCCATGTGCAACACAATTTCTAAAATCGAGACAAGCAAATATTGTATCCATAAATAAATCTCTTATTTCTTGATTCTCAGCAAAATGGTATGGAATAGCATATATTAATGATATGATATTCGTTTTTTGAGGAGATTTCTGCAATTTAATAAAATTAACAATATTGCCTAAACTCGCTCCTTTGAAAAGAATCCAAGGAGGTACATTGTTGTATTTGTCTTTATAAAATTGTATTGGGGCAATCATTTCATCATCTAGTACTTTCTGAAATTTAGCCATAACTCCATCAAGTTGAGAAGGGCCATCATTTCTCACCTTGCCAGGTTTATAATTAGTTTTATCTAGATAAGCAGATAATTCAGCCGTAAAAGCTTCTCCAATAGAATGAGCGGTTGCTGTTTTTAAATTATCTTCGACTTCAAGCATGGCTTCCATAACGATACTTCGTAGATATCTATCCATCATATATAAAGAAAAAATTTGCTCAAAAGTAACTCCTTCGTTATAGAACTCCTTTTGTTCACCATCCTCCTCAATGTAATGCACATAAGGATCCTTGTATCCATTAATGATATTGTAGTATCCATATCTACGAAGTGCGTCTATCGCACCCTCCTCATTAATAAATGTTAATTTTCGCTCTTTTAAAATATTTATTTGTTCTTCAAATGTTGTAAAGTTCTTGTCTATAATCATATCCAACCTCAAATTCCTCAAAAAAGCACTAACGGGCCAAAGAATAAATCCTTGACCCGTTAGGTAGGGCATCACACTGCCCAGTCCTTAAATTGTGTATTAATAATACCATCAAAGAAATATTCTGTCAAAGCTTATTTAAAATTTCAATACCTGTTAATTATAGAGCAACATATATATTAATGCGACAACGGCATACTTCAATCTACCTTAGTATAGTGATATTTTTTACTTCTTTATTTTTTCAAGCTTCATCTTTTTTTCTACACCTAGTGCAGATGCTTTATAGGTAATATATTTGCCGTCGTAGGAGAACTCTTTTGTATCGTCTTGGGATGCCATTAAGGCGCTTTCGTGCTTTTCTTTATTAGCTGTTGAAGTCCATTTATAAACCTTTGTATATTTTGTTGGCTTTTCATATGTTCCAGACCAATATAGAGCTTTTGTGTCATCGCTCATCCAATAGATCTCAATAGTATCATCTGTAACGGTCGCTTGTTGCCATCCATCTTCGTCTCCGTTGACTTGCTTCCACTCGCCGGCTAAGTTATATGGTTTCTTCGGCTTGGTTGCTTTCTGCTTGCTATTGCAAGCTGTCATTCCAAATACAACGGTTAGCATTACTAATAGAGTGATTAATTTCTTCATAATGTTTTCATCCTTTCTTAATCACAGAGCAGGTCCCAACACTCTATAAACGACAATCAATTATCTAGCATGATAAGTACCAATACACTCACCAACAATCACTACATCATCTACATCAACAAATGCAGCTGCGTAATCTGAATTGCAAGGCTGGAGCATAATCTTATCATCTGCTTTGTATAGTTTCTTTAGTGATGCAGAATCTTCAGCACCATAGCACACTGCATAAATCTCACCATCAATGAAGTCAAAATCTTTCCTGAGAAAAGCAATATCTCCGTCATAAATATTTGCATCAATCATAGAGTCACCTTTAACTCTGAGACAGTAGTCAGCCTTGATAGATCTATCCACGAAGAAATAGCCTTCAAAATTTTCTTCACAGTGAATACCATTACCAGCACAAATCGTTCCCAGAATAGGCAGTGCATAAGCTGCAGGCAGAATGATATTTGATGGGAGAGGGCGTTCGGAGCTATATGGCTTTTCGTAGCTCCGTACTCCGTTCAATCCAACAGGTTGGTTTTCATCAACTTTACTTAACAGTTCATCTAAAGAAATATCCATTGCATTAGCAACCTTGTAAAAAGTTTCCAATGAAGGAACGATAGATCCTCCAGTTTTAGGATTAATATTTCTTTCAAGTTGATTTATATAGGCTGTAGATAATTTTGCAAGTTTAGCAAATTCCATTAAAGACATTTTATTATGTGCCATTCTGAAATTGTAAATTACATCACCTAAGTGCATGATTAATCCTCCTCTTCGTATAGTTAACTATACAAAATAAAAAAAGTACAGTCAACTATAAAAAGTTCTTGACATAAAATTTATAGTCGACTATAATTCAGGCAAGGAGGTAGGACATGGACTTTACAAATCTAAAAGAAATCAGGAAAGAAAAAGGGTTAAATCAAGAGGAACTATCCCAGAAGTCAGGTGTGGGCAGAATCACTATTAGTCGATTGGAAAGTGGTGCACTCAAGGAATCTAGCGTTAGCACATTAATGAAAATTGCAAAAGCTCTTGAATGTGATGTAGAAGATATAGTTGGTTCTTTTGATAATCAAAATGTATAGTCGACTATATAGAGACCTGAAGAGGGAGAATCAAGATGGACAGTACAAAGGTAATTGACAAAAAGGAAAAAACGATAAATTTACTCATTGATTATTTGGAAACGATAACAGACACGAACAAAGTGGTAACGATTGAACAAACTGCGTCCGTGCCTGCGGTAGCTGAAGCTATAGCTAAGCTTCTTTCTCTATAACAGAGAGAACATGTTTATAGACTTCTTTAAACATTAAACCTAGCTCTGTGCCACTTTTCTGAGAAACAGTAAGCATTGAGTTTGAGAGTTTAGCCTTCATGAGTTCAACGGTTGTATCAAAGGCGAATTTTTCTTCAGGTGTCATATCAATTATACCTCCTTCCCTAAAAAATTATGGTTAAAGAAATTATACATCAGTGGAATGGGGGAAGTCGACTACAGGCAATATAAATAGAACAGAAGAGGAGAACCAAGATGGAGAAATATATAAATCAATTGAAGAGGCTGTTATCTGGGGATATCCCCCAGATAGATATGGAATTAAATTATGACTCCATAGCAGAAAATACTACAGAGTCATAGAGGTTACTCAACTAATAAATCTTTAAACATCGGGAAGAGTTTGTTGTAGGTGAAAGTGTTCTCTGATAGAGTTCAAACCTTCAGTACTAATGCTTAGACTCCCATTTATTGCACCGATAGCTGAATCAATTGCAACAGCTATCAAATAGCATTCACGCGGATTTTTAATAGGTTTATGAGTAGACAATTTCTTTAGAACAGATGTGATTAGTGGAGTTAATTGTGCAAATTCTGAATTTTGGTTAAAAAACGGATATTCAGGTAAGACTGCTATAGCAGAAGAAATAGCAATACAATCCTCATTGGTTAAGGCATAATTTAATTTTTTCACATTAGTCTCCTTTCTGAAATACAAGGGATTGTTAAGGGGATTATACACCTAGGGAAGAATTAAAGTCGATAAAAAGAATGATGAGAGGGATGAAGAATATGAATATTACTGCTTTTATAGAAATATTAATCCTATCAATAGCCGTGATGCTGCTGGGAGTTGCAGTTGTATGCAATAACAGAGAAATCGAAAAGCTACATAAAGAGATGGATAAAGAAGTCCAAAATTTGCGTAGACGCATACTCGGGATAAAACTGAATCAACAAGCTCAAGAAAGAAACAATCAATGTCGCAGCACTCGAAGCAATCGAAGATACAGCTAGCTAAACGGAAATTATATCACAAAGAAAAGAGAGCTGAAGGGGGAGAAGGACCATGCATGAAGTAATTAATTATCTTCCATCGTCACCAGATTGGCCGCAGGCAATTGAAGTGCGATTCTATCTATCACGCCACGATTGGTATGAACTTCAAAAGAAAGAATGTTGGACTCAGGTAGCCGAGTATCTGGCTCAACTGGAAACAAAATATAACCAGACGTAGCGGAAGGACAAGGACATGGATAAACAAACAATAGTTCGAGATATAAAAAGGGAAGTCGGGAACTGGCCATGCCAGTCTGACATAGCTAGGTATCTAGGAAAATCTAGAGACTACGTAATGACTCTGATGGAGGGGTGCGAATACATCACCGACGGAAAGAAAAAGCAATATCTTGCATCAGATGTAGCAGAGAGGCTGTTGAGTAAGAGGAGGAATAACTAATGAAAAACACTATAGAAGCAATCAAGTTTATATTTTCTAACGAAGATGGAGACTTTGAACCAATAGCAGTAGTTGGATCAATTGCAGCTGCACTCTTCATACCGATGTTGTGGATATTTCTATACGCGGCAGGTTGTAGGTAAGGAGGTCATAAATGGCAATTATGTGCATGGCATTAATCGGTATAGCAATAATGCTCACCGAGACACACCGATACATGGTGTATAAGGCAGAGATAGAACAGGAGGAAGAAAATGGAAGGATTATGTAAAAACTGCGGACAGATGCATCTAGTATCTGCAGAGACTCAGGAAGAAGCGGATAGAATCGCTAGTGAATCATGCGATAATGCAAAATTTAGTGCAGCTAACAGCGAAATCAAAATCAATGGAGTAGCCGGAAAGGTAGACATCAAGCGCACCAAGAAGCAGACAAACCAGATGACAATCTAGGAGGGCAATGTGGATATTGATAGAAGAAAGCGCTATTTCGGAGATATGCTCTCTGAAGAACAGCTCACAAGGACGGAGCTTCCAGAGATTGAAGATGCAATAGTAGAAGAACTAGCACTCCCTATAGTTAGCTGTAAAGAGTCAGCGACTCAGGATACTGATACATGGGGACGAATCAAGTTTGAATAGGAGGGGAAATGTTAAAAGCTTCATGGTGGCTAATTATGGCAATGCTGCTAGTGGGATTAGCGGCATTATATGAGTACACCGAGGAAAGATATAAAAATGCAAACATGTTATTTCTGATATTTGACATCGGAATGATTATAGCACTCGCAATCCCGGTCGTGTGGCTGATGATATGAGCAAATTGGACAATTACTATCAAAACTGCCCATTTCCTAAACCAAAGACAACAAAGAAAAAGAAAAAAGTCAATGGCTGGAAAAACAAACCGAACAGGGTTTGTAAGTATTGTGGCAAACCTTATGCAGAGCGACACGAGGTATTTGGTGGCTCAAATCGTCAAATCAGTATCGATAATGAATTCCAGGTCGATGTGTGCCGAAAGCATCATGAGGAGCTACATGCAAACTGCACTGAGTGGGCGCAGACTGAAAATCAAAAGCTCAGGCAGCATTTTCAGCTTAAGTATGAAATTGAGTTGATAGAGCAAGGCTATACAGCAGAGAAAGCAAGAAGAGAATGGATGCGGCTAATTGGCCGCAACTATCTATAGGAGGTGTAAAGATGAATTGGACAGTAGTAACAGTAACAGCGCTTATATGCTTAACACTAGCATTCATGGTAGCGGTAGGCGATAAGAAAAAATAATGTTTCGCGTTAAATCAGAATGTGATGCGTGTGGTTTTGAGCATCCGACACCAGGAGACAACCGAGCGTTCAGGTGGTGTCGGAGAATACGTGGCACAGTGTGCGATCAGTGCTGCAAGAAGTGTGAGTGTAACGACGACTGGCATTGCGGATTTGATCCTATCGGCAAAGCTCGTATGTACGAACTAACATATGCAAATAACGATGATGAGAGAAGGCTATCGAAGTTCGAAGACCGCCTAAGACAAACAAAAAACGAATCATCAAGAGAATTAATGAACAATATTATTGAGCAGATTAAAGAAAGAATAGCTGAACGGGACAAAGAGTACGAAAGTATCCATAGCGGAGAAGTTATTCTGACAAAGGAGTAAATCATGGAAAGAATCAACGAAGCAAGGGCGAAGATAACAGAAGAGTCGCTAAAAATAAAGGGTGCGTTGGCTACGTTTATCGAAGAAACGATAAACGAACGCTGCACCACAGAAGAAGTAGCAAACAAGATCCTTGATGGCAAGAAGTCCATCAAGGATTTAATAAACGATATAAGAAACAAAGCAAAAGAAAAAGCTGTTAATAACATGGCTGCAATATCAGATGAAGAAGTGAGAGGAATGGTACTGAAGTATTACGAGATTGACGATACAAAGTCACAGAGCACAGATGTAGTAGATATCCTGGATCTGATTTAAGGAGTTAGCTATGGAATACATATATTACAACATAGAGAACATACCTGTTGATATCGAATATCCAGATGATTTTGAGAACATAGTTACAGAAACATTAGAGAAACCGATTATATATAACAGGTTTAAAAAGGTGGCACATTGTCCCAAGTTCGGAGAAACCTTTGAATATATGGACACTATAAGAAAAGGTGACTCAGTTCCGTATAGAGGAGAGAACAGATTAGCAATGCCTCATACATGCCATCCAGTGCTTTGTGGCCAAACATATGTATGGATGTTCTATAGAGAAGAAACAATCTACTTTGTAGCAGCCTACGCAGCTTGGAGGTATGACGGAGAAGACGTTGAAAGCATGAGGGATATCACTCGGATAAATATAGAGCAGATTGTGTGTATATCTAGAGAAGAGCAATTCATGTATGCATATCAAGGAACATATCGAGGCGGATGGACGAGATGTCAAGATGGTTCAATTCACCTTATAGATAAAGGCTGTGTACATAACTTTGTAACTATAGAGCAGTTGCAAAATACATTCCTTAAGTACACGGATATACATGTTAGATGGGCAGATTACATGATAAAGGAAGCTGCAGTATGTGCAAAGTATCCTCAGGTGGAATTTATAAAAAAGGCTGGACTAGAAGAAATTATTGAACGCAAGGTTGTGAAACTACCATCCTACATAGGGCCAAACTGGAGAGCAAAGTCAATTCCTGAATTTCTAGGAATAACTCATCAGGATATAGAGAAGCTTAAAAGCTGGGGGATGTTCGATGTAGACAACATAGCAACTTACAAAATATTAGCCAGTCAAGGCAAAGTGAAAAAGCACCATATTGGACTAGTGAAAAGGGAATTCCAAACATCGGAGCTATATGAGAATAGGAAAAAAGAAAACTTTGTAAGGCTAGCAACATACTTTGATAAGCAAAAGAAACGAATGAAGGAAGATAGTAACTACATCAATCACAGCATTAAGTGGATGTACAGTGATTACATTAAACAGCTAGAGAAACTCGGATATCCGTTAAATGATTATTACAGATACCCAAAGAATCTTAAAGAATCACATGATCGCATATCAGAAGAATATCTAGCTATGAAGGACAAGATAAGGAAGGAAGCGGATAAAGAACGACAAGAGAAGTTTGAAAAAGAGTTTCTGCCAAGATTGGAAAAAATGTGCTGGAGAGATAGCAAGTATCTGATAAGGCCTCTAAGGAACAGAACAGAGTTCAACAAAGAAGGCCGCAACAATCATAACTGCGTAGCCTCCTACTATGAAACAGCAACAGAAGGAGGAACATCGATATTCGTATTAAGGAAAATCGAAGCTGAAGAGGAATCCTTTGTAACTGTTGAAGTTGATTTAAAAACGATGAAACTAAAGCAGTGCTACGGTAAAGGCAATAGACTTCCTGAAGAGGGAGTAAAAGAGTGGGCGGAAAAGTGGCTAGCGAGAATGGCGAAAAAGAAACACAAAGCCACAATGAAAGGAGCAGCATAATGAAAGAGATTACAAATGTTGAGTACGAAGTACAGAAAGAATTGGTTGATAAAACAACAGAAGAGCTACAGATAGAAGTCAATGGACTATATCACCAGATGGAGATGATAGGCAACATTGCAATGATGATTGCGGCAAATGCCGGACAGCGCCTGTTGGTGATTAAGGACAGATTAAATCATGGTGAGTTTGAATCCTGGTGCGAATCACACCTGGATTTTTCCAAGAGAAAAGCTGAGATGATGATGTCATTGGCTAAAAGATGCGAAGAAGAAAATAGCCTGTTTTCAAAAACGCAAACGTTTGCGGATTTGAGCATTTCCAAGGTGTTCGCCCTTTTGGCGGCACCTGAAGAGGTAGCTGTAGAGGTGGTAGAAAACAATGACATTTCTGAAATGACCGTTAGGGAACTTAAGGAAGAAATTGCAGACCTCAAATCACAAAATACACAGATAGTTGAACTAAAGAACATAATCAAAGAACTGGAAGAAGAAAAATCTGAACCAGGAATCAGTACTGAAGAACTCGAGAAAAGGGATAAAGAAATCGAGGATCTAAAAGAAAAGCTGAAGAAAGAAAAAGAAAAGGTAAAGCAGAGCAAGAGTGATAAGGATGAAGAGGTTAAGAAAGCTCTTGAAGAGGCAAGAGTTGAGCTAGATAGAGAAATTGAAAAGGCTGTAGCTACCGCTAAGATCCAGGCAAAAGCTGAAAATCTAAAGACTGAAGAGGAACTATCAAAGGCTAAAGCTGAGGTTGAAAAGCTTAATGCAGCAGTAGCAAGCGGAGAAGTTCTCGCAGCATTCAGAATTAATGTGAATAATCTCCAGAGTACGTTCAACGAATGTGTGAAGCAGCTTGACCAGATGGACAAAGATTCTGCTGAAAAGTTCAAAGGAGCTCTGAAAAAGATTCTTACAAACGAACTCGAAACATTAGGCAAATAAAGAGGTCGAGATGGAAGACAAGATAATAATGGACTTCCTAGCAAGCGAATTCCTAGCTGAGAAGAATAGACTCCCGGAGGGAACAGAAGTAGATGCATTAGCAATAGGATTCCAAGCAGGAACAAAACTTATGAATCAACTTATAGAAGAGGCGGTACCAGAAGATGAAGAAAACTAAGTGGGTAAAGAAAATAGAAAGAATATCAGATGCAGGCGATATAAAGGAATCAATCTACAAACCTGAGAATGGTAAAGGCGACATATCGATAGAAACAGTAAAGAAAGCTATCAGATTACAGAGCGGTAGCAGATGGGAAACAAATTCTATAAAGATACATAAAGATGGAGCGGTTCTCAAAACAAACTATGACACATTTGAGAAAGCATGTGCAGCTGCAGAAAGGATGATGAACTAATCATGAAGATGACAACAAAAGAATATCTCGAAAATGCAAATGCAGAGATGGGCCGTAAAGTTTGGGAACATTACGGAGAAGAGGCACAAACAAAGAAGTTTATCGAAGAACTATCGGAACTAATAACAGCTCTAGCTAGAGAGGATGCAAGAGCCATTCGTGAGGAAATGGCAGATGTAGAAGTCATGATAATGCAGTTCAAGCAAGGACTTAATATCGATACACTGCCAATCATGAATTATAAGCTAAACAGAACGATGGCAAGAATAGAAAATGAAAACAACAAATAGTTTATAGAGGTGGTGGTTATAAATATAAAGCTCCTTAAGTTATATAGATTGTTCAATGCCATAGCAAATCACCACCTTTATATATAAGGAGAAAAAATGAATCAAGTAATACTAATCGGAAGACTGACAAGAGATCCCGAACTAGTATATACACCAGGCAATCAAACTGCGGTGACACATTTCAGCATTGCAGTTGATAGACCAGGAACACAAGGAAGGGAAAAGCAAGCTGACTTCATCAGAATAACGGTATTCGGAAAGCAGGCAGAAAACTGCGATAGATACCTCCATAAGGGCAAGCAAGTTGCAGTCAACGGAAGAATTCAAACAGGCAGCTACAAGAACAAAGAAGGACAGACAGTATATACAACAGATGTAATTGCAAACAATGTTGAGTTCTTGGGTAGCAGTCAGCAAAGCACACCAAGGCAGCCAGATGAAGCATACACAGATACAGCACCACAGTTCAGTGAAGAGCTGCCAGATGCATTTGAGGCAACTGAAGAGGATATACCGTTCTAGGTAGTAAAGGAGAATAAAAAAGATGAATGAAACAGGAATACTTCATAAGTCTGAAACAGTTGGCAGAACATTCATAATGGTATTGAATGAGCGACAGATAGAATTTATAGCAAGTGAAATTTTGCAAATTAGACCACATCAACTAGACAAACATGTGTGTGAAATCACCGAACATGGATACTGGTTATTACAAGAAAAGGAAAGGAATCCGATGATGGGAAAACGGATATGAAACTGTAGCAACAACTTAATAAGGATTATAAAGAGCACAAAATAGTAGGTAACTTAACTACACAAGCTACAGATCATATAAATCTGCAGATGGTCGAAAGGCCATCTGCATAACCTTTAAGGAGATAAAGAACATGGAAATGAATAACAACATGAAAAAGATATATCAATACATGGATCAACTTCTCGATGAAGAAGAACCACTTGAAAGCGAAACTGGATTAAAAATAATCAAACAGCTAAACGATATTTGTGTAAAAACTGGATTGTACCAAAGAGAAAAAAATAGAGTTGATAACCATATAAGAGATAAAGAGCCTGTAGAAATATACGAAACTTTAATAATAAAAATTAGCATAGCACCTACAAGTGCTCATGCAGTATTAACAGTTATTATGCTAGTTCCAGTTTTATATGAAGCTTTAGTAAAAAAAGGTAAATACAAAAAAAGACGAAAGAACTTTTGGAAATAAAACTTTATATATAGAAGAAAAAAGAGGCGGTGAGAATCCGCCATGAAGGTTCATCAGAGTATTATCACTAGGTCCATTAGGAGAATAACAATGTTAGAAAGAGTCATTAGAGAAACATGTATAGCCGGAGCAGTTATTGATAGATGTATAAAGGCAAGCTTCCCTCGTGGTGGAAAAAGAAAGAAAAAGGAAAAGGTCACATCGGATGCTGTAAAAAAGAATAATGACATGCTAGCGTTAAAGAATTTAACTAGACTAATTAATTTAAACTTTTATCCTGGTGATTTACATACAACACTTACATACGCAGAAGAGCTATCACCTGAAGAGGCTAACAGCGAATTGGAAAAGTGGATAAAGAGAATGAGACGCGAATATAAGAAACTTGATAAGGAGTTTTACTATATCGCAGTAACTGAATTTAAGAACAAGAGAATCCATCATCATGTAGTCATGAACTACATAGATTTTCAAGTAATCAATAGACAGTGGAAGATGGGAAGAATTCGCTGCACTCCATTAGATAAAACACGCAACTACAGAGTGCTTGCTGAATACTTGATTAAGGAAACACAGAAGACATTTCGAGAGCCAGAGAATGCTACAAAGCGTAGATGGAAACCAAGTCGCAACTTAAAGCGCCCAGTGGTAAAGAGAGAATGGGTATCAATAAGCCAACTGTTTCAGAATCTTGATGATATAAAACCTCTAAAGGGATATGAGATTGACAGAGATACATTACGCAAGTATACAAATCCAGTAACAAAACTAGATCATCTTGAGTATCAAATGGTATCCAATGAAGCTGTGCCAAGGCTTAGCGTGTGGAGAAAAGGAAAGAAGGTTAATCGAAACGAAACATATAGAAAGATGGATGAGATGCGTCAAATGGATATGGAACTAGAGGACCATGCAGCAGTCTGGGATGTGCTGTAGGAATTTATAGTGTGTTAAAACATATTGCTGAAGAGGTGAGGTGAACATTGTGACGGCAAAAGAATTTATGAAACAGCATGAAAGAATTGTTGAAAAGATAAGACAGATTGAAACACAGATATACGACATCGAGCAAACACTAGGGGTTAAGGGAGTCAATTATGATTATCAACCGCACGGAAGTGGAATCAGCCAAGTAACAGAAGCTACAGCAACAAAACTAATCGAGCTTAGAGAGGTGCAGAGAGATTTAGTTGATAAGTTATGGACAAAGCGGATAGAGATAGAGCGCGTTATCTTCCTGATTGAGGATGCGACATTTGCTGAACTACTGCAGCGGAAGTATATCAGACTGCAGACCTGGGACAACATAGCTGGTGAAATGAAGTTTGATAATAGATATATATATAAACTTCATGGCAAGGCTTTAGTTGAGGTCGATAAAATTATAAGAAAAAGAAAGAGGACATAAAAAGACAGGGTGCCGGTCGTGTATAGTGTACGTGAGGAACAACCATGAATGACTCCTTGGATGATATTGTTTCAAGCGGTGGCGAAAGCTACCGCATTTATTATGCAATTATGATGACGAACGAAGAGAAAAAGAAAGAAGCTAAGAGAAGATATAGCGACGGTTATTCAATATCAGAAATAGCTGTAGAGCTAGAAATAAATGAGAACACTTTAAGGTCGTGGAAAAGACGTGGCGAATGGAGAGCTAGCGCATCAAAGAAAGTTGTGCAGAAAAAAGAACAACGCAAAGCCACAAGCAAAACACTAAAGAAGATGCTCAAAGAAGACTCAGAAAATCTTATGCAAAATAATTTTCTTACATCTAAGCAAAAATTATTTTGCGCATATTACTGCAATTGTTTTAATGCTACACAAGCATATCAAAAGGCATATGGATGTAGCCGTAAAACAGCAGGCACAGCCGGATACAATTTATTAAAAAAATTAGAGATTCAGAAGGTCATTGAAGAAATACAGCAAACGAAACTTGCTACTGCGCTGGCAAAAGACACACATGTTAATGAAGCTCAATACCAGTCGGCGCAAGAGATTAGTGAGTCCAATATGGTAGAGAAACCTGCACGGGGTAGCCTAGGAGTAGGGGTCATGCAAAATATACCCCGCCCTGATAAAAATGGCCCCCATAGGGTGCTGTTCGAGAAGAACAAGAAGAGGGTGTATGCCACCCAGTCTGTGTGTGCAATCTGTGGACACCCGGTGGACTTCTCCCTTAAGTATCCAGATCCAATGTCAGCATGCATAGACCACATCATTCCGATTGTGAAAGGTGGACATCCGAGTGACATAGACAACTTGCAACTAGCTCATTTGACTTGCAACAGACAGAAATCAGATAAGCTTGTTAGAAGTGATCAAGCTGTACCACAAGAGCAGACAGAATTAGGTAACAGAGTTTTACCTCAAAGCGTGGACTGGAGAACTTTTTAAACAATAAAAAATTTTTTTGGTCTAACTTCACAGGGGGCATGGGACCCTCCCTCCCCCTGCTCGCGACCTTCACGCCGTCACTACGAAAAAAAACACACGCTAACCCCGGACGAGGGGGGTGTAATGAAAAAATTTTAGGAGAATCAAATGGCATATAGAGGCATAGGATATTTAAGAAATAAATTATCAATCAAGAGAGGCAGAGTTAAGACAAGATACATGTACTATGCCATGAAGCATAATGTACCAGATTTTGGAATTTCAACTCCGCCAAAGCTAAGGAATATGATGTCAACATTAGGCTGGTGCGGGAAAGCAGTAGATAGCATTGCTGATAGGCTTGTGTTTAGAGAATTTGCTGATGATACCTTTGATATAAATGGCATTTATCAGGCGAATAACAGCGATGTGCTTTTTGACAGCGCAATTTTAGGGGCTTTGATAGCATCATGCTCATTTATTTATATATCGGCAGATGAAGAGGGCTTCCCAAGACTGCAAGTAATTAATGGAGATGATGCAACTGGCATACTAGATCCCGTTACAAATATGCTCACAGAAGGCTATGCAGTGCTGAAGAGGGATGATAGCGGTATCCCTCAAATAGAAGCATATTTCACGGCAGAAAGCACAATCATTTATGACAAGCAATCAGGCGCAGAAGTATATGATAATCCAGCACCGTATCCATTGCTCGTTCCGATAATCTATCGCTCTGATGCAGATAGGCCATTTGGAAGGTCGAGGATAAGCCGGGCATGCATGTCTATCCTTGCATCTGCATCAAGAACTGTTAAACGCTCGGAAATATCAGCAGAGTTTTTCAGCTTCCCACAGAAGTGGGTGACAGGACTCAGTCCTGATACGGAAATACTAGATAAATGGAGTGCGGCAATGTCCGCAATGTTTGCGATAACAAGTTCATCAGGAAGAAACGAAAGTGAACCAAAATTTGGACAGTTCACACAGCAGTCAATGCAGCCGCATAACGACCAGCTCAAAATGTTTGCTTCGTTATTTGCTGGTGAAACAGGTTTGACTATGGATGATCTCGGGTTTGTTACTGACAATCCATCTTCGCAGGAAGCTATTAAGGCATCCCACGAGACGTTGAGACTATATGCGAAAAAGGCGCAAAGAAACTTTGGAACAGGTTTTTTGAACGCTGGATATCTAGCTGCATGTGTAAGAGATAATTTCGCATATAAACGCAGAGCGGTGTATAAAACAACACCTAAGTGGGAACCAGTATTTGAACCAGATGCAGCAATGCTGAGCAGCATTGGAGATGGAGCAATAAAGATTAATCAAGCAGTACCTGATTATCTGGATGCGGAAGTGCTAAGAGATATAACGGGAATAGCAAGTAACAAGTAAGGTGGATTCTATGAATGATATAGGCTTAGAGCTTCAGAAAAGGATAGAAACTGCGTTTAATGAGAGATTGGCGGTAGATGTTGTTATAAAGGCGATAAAGCTCAAAGTTGAAAACAGCAAAGCGACTCAAAGAGATATTACAATCCTTTGCAAGAGATTGGGGGAGATTGCTTCTAGAGTGCTGATAGACAATATCAAGCCTGAGATGATGCCAAATGACAAAATGTATTGGAATATTGCCGAAAAGGCAATAAAGCCGCTTATGGTAAATATTCATGGCATTGTGAATAAAGTAGCTGCAGAGGTTGTCATGACTGAACGCAAGGCGAATGGAATACATATCAAGCCAATAGAACTGGCATTTCCAGAAGAAAGAATAGAATCGCTTATAAATAATTTTGTAAATGCATATAACGTAGGAATTGAAGAGTATGATTAAAACTCGAAAAGAAATTGCTGAAGAGGCAATAAATAAATATCTTAATGAGCCAATCAAGAATATAACACAAGCTTATTATGATGAGTTTGTCAAAGAAAATGCTGAAAGCTCTGCTCAGGCTGGACTGAAAACTATAGTAAGTCGTAGGGAAATAGGCAGGTGCTGTGATTGGTGTCATAGTCTTGTGGGAGAGTATGAATATGGAGAACAACCAGCAGACTTTTTTAGAAGACACGATTACTGTAAATGCATAGTGCTATTTAGAAACGAAAAAGGCAGATACACTGATGTATGGAGCAAGAAGGAATATAGATCCGAAAAAGATGCAAGAATAGAAAAGGCTAAAGAATTGGAGTCAGAAGATGTATTTAACAAGATGAGTCGAGAAACTTTAAAAAAATATTGGGATAGTGCTACTCCAGGAAGAGGTGAAATTAAAACTGAAGCCGGGTGGGAAAAAGGGCAGAATGGAGATGCTGAAATAAAGTACGCAAAAATTCTACATGATAAATTTGGTGGAGATATAACTTTACTTAAAAAAAGAAAGAGAATATTCCCTGATTACCTATGGAATGGGAGGTTGTGGGAACACAAAAGTGTTCAATCCGCCAATTCGATTGACAAGCAAGTACAAAAAGGGATACATCAAATTGAAACAAATCCTGGTGGATTGATTATTGAGGTCAGAAAAAAACAACCTAAAACAGAGATATATAACATTATCATGAACAGGCTCGTTAGAAGTACTCCATCCGATGTAAAAAATATAGATGTGTTTGTATTTGAAAACGATGAAATGCTCATGGCAATAAATTACATAAAAAAAAGATGAGAAAGCCCAAGACGGGGGCGGATCTCATCTTGAATTAATCCTAAAGGATTAACTCTTAAATAAAGATTATCAGATATATGACAAAAAGTCAACATGGTGACTGTAGCCAAGTGGTTAAGGCGTTGGATTGTGGCTCCAATATCGCTGGTTCGATTCCAGTCAGTCACCCCAATAAATTTAGGAGGAGTTATGCCAGAGGTACGAATTGGACGGCAGATCCCTACCGAGTTCGTAACATTGCCCTATTATAAAACAAAAGGGGCTGAGGCAATAAAGCTCTACAACAAAACTGGTAGGACTGCACAAGAGTGGCAGGAGCTGCTCATATATGACATATTGGCACAAAATGAAGAAAAGCTGTGGACTCATACAAAATTTGGATATTCAGTGCCAAGACGAAATGGGAAAAATGAAGTTGTGGCCATACGAGAACTGTGGGGGTTAAAAAATGGCGAACACATCATGCACACAGCGCATAGAACTTCTACAACACATGCAGCTTGGGATAGATTACTAAAACTAGTTACAAAAGCAAAGCTGCAGATTAAATCATCTTACAGAGCTTTTGGAAAGGAACATATTGAACTAGAAAATGGTGGAAAAATTGAATTTAGAACTAGAACTGCAAAAGGTGGACTGGGAGAAGGATTCGATTTACTTGTAATAGACGAGGCACAAGAATATACAGATGATCAGGAATCTGCATTAAAGTATGTTGTATCGGATAGTAACAATCCGCAAACAATATATTGTGGTACACCTCCAACCCCAGTAAGCTCTGGAACAGTTTTCTTAAAACTAAGACAAAATGCCTTAGGCGGTAAAACGGTAAATACTGGATGGGCGGAATGGTCCGTAGACAAGAAAACAGATGTAAGAGATAAAGAAGCATGGTATCAGACAAATCCGTCTCTGGGAACAATCCTTACAGAACGAAAAATACTTGATGAAGTTGGGAACGATGATGACGACTTCAATATACAGAGACTTGGGCTGTGGCTAAGATACAATCAAAAGTCGGCAATAAGCTCTAATGAGTGGGCAGAGCTTCAAGTACAGGCAATGCCTAAACTTGTTGGTGGTTTATTCTTGGGAGTTAAATACAGTAAAGATGGAACAAATGTTGCAATGTCTGTTGCATCTCGCACAGATGATGGACGAATATTTGTTGAATGTATAGATTGCAGGCCAACAAGAGCAGGGAATAGCTGGATGATACCATTCATGATGAACCCAAATGTCTATGACATAGTCGTAGACGGTGCTAATGGACAGCAATTGCTAGAAGAGAACATGAGAGAAATGAAACTCAAATCACCGCTGTTACCAACTGTAAAAGAGATAATAGTGGCGAATGCTGCATTTGAGCAAGGCATATTCAGTAAAGAAATATGTCATGCTGGCCAACCATCATTAGCACAAACAGTAAGCAACAGTGAAAAAAGAGCGATTGGCACCAATGGTGGATTTGGTTATAAGTCATTAGCAGATAACATTGAAATCGCTTTAATGGATAGCACAATATTGGCATATTGGCTATGCTCAGAAACTAAAATACATGAAAAACAAAGAATTAGCTATTAATGCAGCCTGAAGAGGCTGCTTTTTAGATATTTACGGGAACCACCCGGTAAGTGGTAGAAAGGTAAGGTGGAACATGAGTGATTTTACACCGATCACAACACAGGATGAGTTCGATGCAGCAATCAGAGAGAGATTGAATCGAGCAGAACAGAAGTTTGCTCAGAAGTATAGTGATTATGACGAAATTAAATCAAATAACGCTACTCTTGAGGAAACTATCGCAACTCAGACAAAGCAGATTGAAGAATTTACTGAAAAGCAGTCCGGACACGAAAAGGAACTTGCAGAGTTGCACAATCGAATCAGCGTTTATGAAAAGAACGACATGAAGATTAGAGTTGCGCACGAGACAGGTATTCCATATGAGCTTGCAGGTAAGTTATCAGGTGATGATGAAGATGCTTTGCGAAAGGATGCAGAAACTTTTAAATCTTTTTTAGGTAAGCCAAAAACACCGCCATTGAGGGATACAGAACCATCAGGCGGTGATATGAAAAAGGCCGCACTAAAATCAATGCTAGGTAATTTAAGAAAGGAATAAGAAACAATGGCAGAAACACTACAGATGGGGACAATGTTTGCACCAGAGGTGGTAGCAGACCTATTTAACAAAGTAAAGGGACACTCAACACTTGCTCAGCTATCGGGGCAGATTCCAGTAGCATTTACTGGAAGTGACATCTTCACATTCTCGATGGATAGCGAAGTAAATCTCGTTGGAGAAGGCGGAAAGAAGGGAACAGGTGGCATTAAGGCTGAACCTGTTAAGATTGTACCACTTAAGGTTGAGTACGGAGCTAGAGTGTCTGATGAATTCATGTATGCATCGGAGGAGAAGCAGCTCGATATCCTAACTGCGTTTAACGACGGTTATTCCAAGAAGATTGCACGTGGTCTTGACATCATGGCGATGCATGGAGTTAATCCTAGAGATAAGCAGGTATCTACGCTAATCGGGACAAAGAGCTTTGATACTGCAACTGGAGTAACAAAGGTAGATTATACAGCTGGAACTGAAGAGGCTGTGCTTGAAACGGCAGCTGCAGCAATCGGCGAGTACGATGTAACAGGATTCGCTCTATCAAAGATATTTGGAAGTGAGCTTGCAAAGATTAAGGTAAATGGAGTGCCACAGTATCCAGAGTTTAGATTCGGTGCTAGCCCTGGTGCTCTTGGTGGCACTGCATGCGATGTAAACAGCACAGTTTCATTTGCAAACAAGGCTGTTGGATACGTAGGAGATTTTGCAAATGCGTTCAAGTGGGGATTTGCTAAGGATATCCCACTAGAGGTTATCCCTTACGGTGATCCAGATCAGACAGGAAAGGACCTCAAGGCGTACAACCAGGTGTACCTCAGAGCTGAGACTTATATCGGCTGGGGAATCCTAGATCCAACCGCGTTTGCTAAGATTATTAAGAAGGATCAGTAATATGAGATACAGAAATACAATAAGCGGAGAAGTTATTGAAGTAGATGCACCAATCAGCGGAGAATTCTGGGAAGATGCAGATGAAGCAGATGCTAGAGAAGCTGCTGAAGAGGCTGAAACTGAGGATTCTGAAGAGGCTGAAACTGAAGATGATGAAGCTGATGAGCCTAACAAAAAGGGCGGAAAGAAGGCTTAGAAATGAGCAACTACGCAACTCTTGAAGATATCAACAAGATGTGGCGAAATTTGTTACCGAAAGAGCAGGAGCGTGCAGAAGCGCTCCTGCCTATTGTTTGTGACACGCTTAGGCATGAGGCAAGCTTAACTGGAAAAGATTTGGACAAGATGATTGAAGCATCACCAATTCTAGGGAGCATTGCCAAGTCGGTGACAGTAGACGTAATTACAAGAATGCTACTATCATCTACAACTAATGAACCGATGACACAATTCTCTCAATCGGCGATGGGATACACAACATCCGGGACGTACTTAGTCCCTGGCGGAGGACTATTCATCAAAGATGCAGAACTATCCAGGCTAGGGCTAAAAAGGCAGAGATTAGGAGTGATTGACATATATGGAGATTAAAGGAATTACCGTAACACTATATGAAAAATTTGTTACAGGCAAAGATAAATTTGACACAGACATATATGAAGAGCATGCTGTCAACGTTGAGAATGTACTTGTTGCACCGGTAACATCTGATGATATCACAACAGAAAGATCAATTATGAGTGATAAGGTTATCTATAAACTAGCAATCCCAAAAGGTGATACACACACCTGGACGGATTGCCTTGTTGAATTTTTTGGAAAGAAATTCAAGGTTGTTGGTGAACCTATCGAAGGGATAGAAGAAATGCTTCCACTATCGTGGAATAAACAAGTGCAGGTGGAATGTTATGACTAAGTTTCAGCTAAACAGAAGTGGTGTAAGAGAGTTATTGAGGTCTGATGAGCTTATGGCAGAGTGTAGTAAAAACGCAAAAAGAATCCAAAATAGGTGTGGTGATGGTTATGAAATGACTACGCATGTTGGAAAAAATCGTGTAAATGCATCTGTACATGCAAAAACCATTAAAGCACGGAAAGATAACTCGAAAAACAATACACTTCTTAAAGCTATGAGAGGTTAATGATGATTGAGTTAACAGTTTTTGAATGGATAAAAAGGAATTTGTCTGGCATTGAGGTTCACCTTGAAGAACCTAAAGGCGCAGGAGATAAGTTTGTTTTAGTTGAAAAAACAGGAGGGACTGAATCTATAGGGCTGAACTCTGCAACATTTGCTGTACAAGCATATGGCAAGACACGACATGAAGCTGCAGAGCTGAATGAAAAGGTGAAGGAAGCCATGTATAAGATGGCAGGACCTGATAGTGTTGCAACTAAAGTTGAACTCAATTCAGATTATAATTTCACCGATTTAACGACTAAGAGATATAGATTTCAGTCAGTATACGATATTACTTATTACAATTAGGAGGAATACAAATGGCAACAAATGTAAATGCAGCATATGTTACTGCGGGAAAGCCAAAAGTTGGTGGAGCTATCTGGAGAGCGCCAGTAGGAACACCGATTCCAAGTGATGCAAAAACAGCACTTAATGCAGCGTTTAAGTCACTTGGATATATTAGTGATGATGGTGTTAAAAACGAGAACAAGCTAGATACAGATGATGTTAAAGCTTGGGGTGGAAATACAGTAGCATCTCTGCTTAAGGAGAAGACTGATAAGTTTGAAGTAACACTCATTGAGGCACTTAATGTAGAAGTACTGAAAACTGCATTTGGTAGCAAGAATGTAACAGGAACATTAGATGATAAAGTAGTGATTAAATCAAACTCATCTGAAACAGAAGATGCAATCTATGTTATTGAAACGGTACTTAAGGGAGGCTATATCAAGCGCATTGTAGTACCTGCTGGAACGATTTCTGAAGTAGGTGAAGTTGAGTACAAGGATGATGCAGTAATCGGATATGAACTAACCATTACGGCAAAGCCTGATGGCTCTGAAAACACACATTACGAATATATCGAGAAGGCGTAAGGAGGTAAGTCATGGCAGAAAAGAAATATGTTAGCGGTGAAACTGAAAGTGGTTTTGTTTTCAACATTGAAGTAGAACGCCTGGATAACATGGAACTAATTGATGCACTTGCAGAACTCGAAGATGATCCATTGCAGATATCTACTGTTATCAGATTGCTGTTGGGTAAGGAGGATAAAAAGAGACTGTATGATCATGTTAGGACGGATGAGGGCATGGTTCCTAGCGGACTAATCGAAAAAGAACTAGGTGAAATATTCACGTTATCACAAGAGCTAAAAAACTAATCTGCCTTGCTAGCTTCATTAATGTTGATGAGGATGCATTAATATGTGACTTTGTAGAGACTTATCATATATATGATTATCGTGCTCTCCCGGCAAGACTTGTAGCTAAGTTGGCAGCCGGATTAAAAGACTCAAGCAGAATAAAAACCAAAGTATCGGGACTAGTGGTAGCTCCCGATACTTTTTTATTAGCGTCGATATTTGACATTGTAAATCTGCTGTTGTGGTCTCGCACAGAGGACGGAGAAAAGGGAAGAAATCGCCCTGCAAGAATATCAGCCAACATGGTGAGTGAATTTGCTAGTGAAAAGATAAATACTCACGAAACGCTTATATTTGACTCTGCAGAGGAGTTTGAGGCAGCAAGGGAAAGATTCAGGAGGGATAAGTAAATGGCAACAGAATTAGGAAAAGCATATGTGCAGGTTATCCCGTCCGCAAAAGGCATTGGAGGGATGCTTAAAAAGTCGATGGGCGGCGATATGGATAGTGCTGGCACATCGCTTGGAAAAGGATTAGGAAGCAAGATAAAAGCAGCGATAATTGCCGCTGGAATTGGAAAAGTATTAAAAACTGCGATATTCGAGGGAGCGAAACTAGAACAGTCGCTAGGCGGTGTAGAAACACTATTTAAAGGGTCTGCTGGCCGAGTGAAGAAGTATGCGGCAGAAGCATATAGAACTGCTGGGATGTCAGGAAATGAATACATGGAAAATGTTACATCGTTTTCTGCAGCTATGATTAGCTCCTTGGGAGGAAATACCAAGAAAGCTGCCAAACTATCAAACCAGGCAATTACAGATATGTCTGACAATGCAAATAAAATGGGAACTGATCTCAGCATGGTTACTCAGACATATCAGTCATTGGCACGTGGACAGTACCAGATGCTTGATAACCTTAAATTAGGTTATGGGGGCACTAAAGGTGAGATGCAGAGGCTTTTAAATGATGCTGAAAAGCTCACCGGTAAGAAGTACGATATCAGCAGTTTCTCAGATGTAACTCAAGCTATTCATGCTATTCAAACGCAGATGGGGATAACTGGAACAACAGCTAAAGAAGCTGCAAGTACAATATCTGGTTCCTTCAACATGATGAAGTCGGCTGCTAAAGATTTTTTAGGCAACTTGACGCTAGGTAGAGATGTAAGCAAGTCAATGGAGAACCTTGTTACATCAACAGGCACATTCCTCAGTAATCTATTGCCAGCATTAGGGAATATCGCGAAGGGACTTGTAAATGTAATTGGTACTACATTTCCGCAGATGTTCAGTAAGATAGGTAATAGCCTTGGGGCAAGCATGCCAGGACTTATATCAAAGGGATTAACTATGGTTACCCAATTCACAGCAAGCTTAAGAAAAAATGCTGGAAAGTTTGTTAGCGCTGGTATGGAAATGCTCTTGAAACTAGCACAGGGATGGGCAAATTCTATGCCTGTGATGATACAAAAAATCCCACAGATAATAACCAATATTGCGGGCCTTATAAATGATAATGCTCCGAAGATAATGATAACTGGTGGGAAAATTATCATTACGTTAGTCAAGGGGTTAATTAATGCAATCCCTACATTGATAGCAAATATACCTCAAATATTGAGGGCAATGTGGAATGCGTTTACAGCATTCAATTGGATGAGTCTAGGCTCAACTATGATAAGTGGCATAGCAGGAGCATTAAGAAGTGGAATTGGCTCGCTGTTTAGTGCAGCGCAAAGTTTATGTGTAACAATAGTTAACGCATTTATCAACTTACCTACAGTGCTGTTTAATGCAGGTGCAACAGCAATTGTACACTTGATTCAAGGTTTTAGATCCGCTTGGGGAGTAATTACTAGTATTGGCGGTCGTATTGTTGTTGCTGTAATATCGGGACTTGTAAGTCTTGCAAGTCGTATGTGGAGTAGTGCAAAGAGTGCTGCATCAAGAATGCTTAGCGCATTTAGAGCCGTAAGCTGGGGAAGCGTTGGCACACACATCATATCTGGGATAATAAGAGGTATTGCTGGCGCAGCTGGTAAATTATTTTCCTCGATGAAGAATCTTGCCTCGAAGGCGCTTTCAGCAGCTAAAAAGGTGCTGGGGATTAATTCTCCATCAAGAGTATTTGCTGCAGAGGTTGGAAGATGGATTCCTGCAGGTATAGCTGTTGGAGTAACCAAAAATTCAGGAATATTAAGTAGTGTTATGGATGATACTGCAAAGAGTATGACAGCTTCATTTAATCCAAATCTTGTACGTAATGCGCAGATTAGCTGGAGCGGAGCAACACAGAATAATGCTGCAAATCAAACAGGAAATGTTGTGCAGAACATCAACATTTACCAGCCTGTGAAGACTCCTGGAGAGACGGCAGAAGCTATAAAGAATACAGCTAAGTATGCATTTGCGGGGGATTATATATAAATGAGGAATAAAGGATATTGTGTTAGAGCCATCCGTAGTGATGGCTTAACATTTAATTATGAAAATGATGATTGGATGATGACATCGCTTGAGGGAGCAGAGTTTCCTCAAATTGAAGTATTTACCGAGGCTAAAGGAATCGGTGATGGTGATTTAATAACTGGGCGACGTAAAGGATCTAGAACGATAGAAGTTGCCACAGTTCCTAGAAATTATGATGATGGAGATTATCGAGAACTGCGCAGAGCGGCACTGTTCTTTCACAACCCTGCATTTACCTATGATGTTGAAATAACATACATGGGAGATGTCAAAATAGCAAAAGGATGTGCAATTAAAGGACTGACATTCCCAACAGAAAGATACCGAAAAAATGCATCGCTAAAAGTATCCTATCTATCGCCTTATGGCGAACTTTTTGCCGTTGGAGAAGAGCAATCGAACTTATCTAGTGTAACAGCAAGATGGTCAGTTACAAGAGCTTACACATCAGGTAAGAAAATGTTGTACTCAACCGAAGATAGATCAGATAGTGTATTGATAGAATACGAGGGAACTGCAAAAACAAATCCTGTTATTAAAATCATAGCAGATGGTTATGTAAAAGACTTAGTTGTAAAAGTTGGAGATGTAACATGTGTTGCGGAAGTAACTTTGAAAAAGGGAGATATCGTAAGCATTGATGGTTCCAAAGCATACGCAACACTAAATGGTGAGATGATAAAGAGTCCTGTGGACTATAGAAAATTGAAGCTTGTACCAGGTGCAAATTTGATATCTATAACATCACCGAGTGGTACAGCATTTAAGTCTAAAATCACATATACAGGAAGGTATGATGGCATATGATCAACTTTTATGACAAAGCTATGAATCCACTGGAGCCAATTGAGTTTATCGAAATCACATGGAATAGAAAGTGGAATGAAGCTGGAGATTTTACGATATATACCATTGCAAGTGAATGGAATGACAAAATTAAATATGTAAATATAGATGGTCGTCCAGAAACTGGCATTGTAAAAAAGACTGTTATTGAAGAAAAAATAGAGGGAACCTTTGTTACCATAAAAGGGTATTTTTTAGAAAAACTACTAGACCTTGTACAAGCTAGAGAAGACAGCAACGCATTTGCAAAAGCAGCAGATCATACAGAGTGGGAATTCTGGGTGAGCCTTGAAATAGATGCACATGTACTGGCTAACAATGTAATTGGAGTAACGCATCAACCTAGACCGTCATTTCTTGGAGGGATTCATCCAGCTGATGGTAGTCCTTGGCCAGATGAGGTAGACCTATCTATAAAGCAAGGTGATAACATCGGTGAAGCTCTACGCAATTACCTATTGCTACACAACATGTCTCCGATAATTGAAATCAGGAAGTGGCCACTTGCATCTGAATTAGAGAGATGGGAAAAGAATCCAGACGAGCCACACTTCACTTATCTCATTGGACCTAAAGTAGGCAGAGATTTAAGTGAAAAAATCATTTTTGGTAAAGGGTATGAAAATGTATCCAGGGTTGAATATCAATATGATGATAGTGATGCGTTCCCCTATTATCAAATCTTTCAGACTATGGAGACAACCGGATTTTCAAATGAAGCAATAATCACAGATGAAGGTGGCAATAGCAGAGGTAGAATTACAGAATTCTACATTGACGAGAACAACAGGCCGTTAGATGTAGATTACTACCCTAAGAAGGTAATTGAGGGTAATGTATCTGGAATCGAACTTAAGCCTGCGAACGAAGCACAGATAAGAGAGCAAATGCGACAGCAAGCCAAAGTTGATATGCTTAATCATTATAAGCAAGAAACTATAGTAGCAGATATCATTCAGAATAATATTTATTATCTAGATGATTATGATATCGGTGATTTGTGCAGTATCTCATTTGATGAAATTGAGCAAACATTTAAAGCTCGAATTGTAGAAGTTAACGAAACGTATAGCAAAAACAGACTGGAATTAAAGATTACATTTGGTACACCTAGAAAAGCTAAGTATATTCCAGTCAGCATATAGGAAGGAGGGCATATGATAAGTTATCCATTTATATCAAAAACTACACCATCTGATCCATATGGGGATAGAGCAATCGACCATAGGATGGAGCGCACATTCAATAAAATGTGCTGGAGTAATGGTGTATTTATGACAAGTGCAGATGGTAGTAATCTGCAAGTTGTAGCAAACGGAGGAATGACAGTAAGTGTAATGCCTGGAGGCTGTCATATCGAAGGAACAAGAGGATATGAGCAAAACAAGCGGAATATATCTATCAGTGCTGCACATACCTCGCTGAAGAGGATAGATAGAATTGTTGCCAGGATGGATGATTCCGATAGCGTAAGAAGTATTGAAATTTATAAGAAGGAAGGAGTCTCGTCCACAACGCCAACACCTCCTGACCTTGTAAGAGAATCAAACTATTACGAGATAGCCCTAGCGGATATATACGTAATGCCAGGGGTGACAGAGATAACCAATGCTAACATTGTTGATGTAAGGCAGGATAGGGATTTGTGCGGATTGGTTATCCCCGCTTTTCCTACACCAATGAACTTGGAGGCAATAACAACACAATACATTACGTTGTTAAAGGCTGCTGTTAACAATACAGTAGCAGGACAGTTACAGAATGGCATTGCGGAAGTAAAACAAGACATTCAGAAACTGAAAGCATCAACGAACGATATCCACATTGATAACAGCACCGTAGAAAATGAACTTGCTACTTTTTTTGGATCGTCAATAAGAGCATAAGGAGGTTGAAATAATATGATAAGTGTTCTTAAAACATTGATTGAAATCAAGAAGATGTTAGCGACGGTCGAAACAAAAAAACTGCTTTGGTCTAACTCAAGACCAAATTCAGAATTTTCGTCTCAATCGCTAACGATTGATGGGAGCTATGATGAGTACATCATAGAGTGGAGTGATTACATGGGCGAAAATGCCCGTTCTAGTTTAAGCTTGAAAAAAGGCGAATCCGTCAAATTCTGCGCACCATCGATTGGTGGCGGTGGAACAAATTTCTGGACGAACGGGAGGACGGTTACAAGTTCTGGAAGTGGTAGCTCTCATAGAATAACTTTTGGAGCTGGCACATATAAATCTCAAGGTAACACATCTGTATCAACAACAAATGCCGCAATGATACCTGTAAGAATATATGGCATCAAGAAGCTTGGCAATTATTAGCGGAGGGGAAATAGATGATTGATTGGACAAGCATTATAGTGGCAATTGTAACAGCTACAGGAGCAGGAGCGGGGTCGCTCTATGGAATTCGCAAGACTAGTTGTCTGACTGATTTTAAAATCGATAGATTGACAGAAGAGGTTAGACTGCATAACGATTTCGCGAGACGCATCCCCGTAATTGAGGAACGTATTAAGGTGGTAAACCATCGCCTAGATGATCTTGAAAATAAATTAAAGAATTAGCCGGGCATAGCTCGGTATTTTTATTGCTAAAACGGAGGTAAAACAGATGAGGATAAATTGGAAAGTTAGATTTAAAAATGGTAAGTGGGTAGCTATGTTTATGGGTGCAGCAATAACCACAGGTTATATGATTTGTGAAACACTAGGGATTAAAATACCTATTCCACAGACAGATGTTACTAAGATTGTAACAGCTATATTAGGACTCTTAAGTATGCTCGGGGTTATCACAGATCCTACTACAAAGGGAGTAGGGGATAGTGACTTAGCTATGACGTATAAAAAGCCTAGAGATGAGATTGGTGGGGAACACACACCAGGATTTACAGCAATATCACAAGAGGAACATGATCCATCAGACGCGCCAACAGACAAGGAGGTGTAAGATGAATGGGAACAAAGTTATAGAGTATGCTAGAAAATTTTTAGGGCAAGGCTCTGCAACATTTGCTGACTGGTACTACAGCTCAACCTCATATAGAGGTTGGGCTTGGTGCGCAGTCTTCGTATCATATGTATTAAGCCATTTAGGTATTAAATGGGAAAAGAATAACAACGTCGCAAATGCGCAGATTTGGTGTAGTAAGAATCTGAAATGGATAAATCTTTCAGAAGCTCAAGCTGGTGATATTGTTATATTCTGTTGGAGCGGTAAGGGGAACAATTCTGGAAGTGGTTCTAGAGACCACATAGGATTTGTTATAAAGAGAAATGCGAATGGCACACTTACAACGCTTGAGGGAAATACAAGTGGCTCAAGAGTAGCTATAAGAATCAGATATCCTAAAAACATTAGAAACATTTATAGGCCAGATTACTCAACTACTCCAACTGTAGGGTGGATTCAAGATTCAAATGGATGGTGGTATAGAACTAAAGAAGGTAGCTACTATAAATCAACCTGGGCACAGCTCGATGGTGCCTGGTACTATTTTGGTAGCTCAGGATATGCCGTTACTGGATGGCAGCAAATTAAAGACAAGTGGTATTACTTTGATAGCAACTGCAAGATGTATACGGGGTGGCTGTCAATTGGTGGTAAATGGTACTACCTAGAGCCTAACGATGGAAGTGCCTATATTAATGGTATGCATGCAATCTCTGGTAAAAATTACTATTTTAACTCAGATGGAGCGATGCAGACTGGGTGGGTAAAAACCGATAGCGAGTGGCAATTCTACAACAGTGATGGAGGTCGTGTAGAAAAAGGTCTCGTTAAGGGCGATAATGCAATATTTGCCATTAAGGACGGAACTCTTATCACTGATGGCAAGGTAGATATTAAAGCGGATAAAGACGGTGCAATTAGTGTTATGTAGCTAATTGTGGTATAATACTAACTGAGAGAACCGTATTGATTGCGGTTGAGGGTGGATACATACAGGTTCACCTTTACTAACAAAGTGCTATACGCACCATATAAGTATTAATGGATCGGGCAGTGTGATGCCCTACCGTGTACACGTGAGACGTCGAGATTGAGAGGGTAGCGCCCTCTCTTTTTTTATTGTAATAAACCCACTTGGGTAATGATGTAATTCTCACCATCACCCGCTTTTTATTTATCATACTATTTATATGCATGAAATTACATAAACAGTTATAAACTATAAAATCGATTTTACACAATTTGTAACACAATTTGTAACACGCTAATAACGATAAATATCGGTAAATATTGACAATAGACACTGCGTCAGCAAAAAAGAAAAACACCGCAACTCGTTAGAATTGCAGTGTTTTGAACTGGTGTCCCGAAGAGGATTCGAACCTCCGACACCCGCTTTAGGAG